TTATGTGCTTTTTTATATGCATCCATTTCTTCTTTGGAATCAAATTCTAATTCATTCATTTTAGATTCTTTCTTCTCACCTTTACCATCCCAAGTAGCATCAATTTTATTGAAGAATGCTTTCTTTTCTGCATCACTCATAGATGGAATTGATTTACCAGCTTTTTCTAATGCTTTTTTGAAAAACTCTTGGTATTCTGACTCTTCGGTCATTACTTCTCTAACTAATTCTTTTAATTGTTCTTTGTTCATATTACAGGGTTCTTATTTTTTCAGAAAGGTTCATTAATCTTTCTTTTATTTTGTGTAAACTCTTATGAGTTCTTTTATAGTAATCTTCTTTTTTAACTCCGTTTTCAGTTTTCAATTTAGAATACCAATTAACGAATTTTTCAACTTCACCTAATTGTTGTTTGATATGAGATACACCTTTACTAATTTTAGCTTTTGGAGAACCATCTTCGTTTTTAATTGCCAACCATCTATTCTCTGCTAAGTTCTTACCAGTTTCTGCTAATTCCATATCAGATACATCAGCCATTTCAGTATCTTTCTTTTTTTCACCACCTGCTTTAGTTGCAGTTGGTTTAATATTTTTATTACTCATAGGTGTAATGTTTAACACACCACCTTTTTCACTATCTTCTTTAACAATGTTTTCATCTTTTACAACATCATATCCGGCAGATTGAGCCAATTCTTTGTTTTTCTTTTTAGCAGCTGCTTTATTACCACTAAATGCAAATGGAGTAGCATAGCCAGCAACTGCACCAGTTCCTGTCATTTCATCCATTTCTTTTTCAGATTCGATTTCTTTAACTAATCCTCTGATTACTTCTTTTAATTTATTAACGTCTGCCATTATTTTGTTTTTCCTTTTAGTTCTTTAATCAACTCATATGAAATCATAATAGATGAAACTTGATTATCAGTTACACTTTTTCCAATTTTAGTTTTTTCTAAAACTGAAATAGTTTCTGTTAATTTGATTTTTGTAACTTTATCTTTTACTTTAGCATTGATTGCCTTAAGTTCAGAAATAATTTTTGGTAGTTGTTGCGAAATGTAATCCTTAAATTTGGAAGTATTTGAAATATTATTAATATATTCTTTTAATAAATTTTTTTGAGAATCATCTAAATTTGTATATTTTTTATTAAAATTCTCAACTAAGATTTTATATGTTAATAATCTTAGGTCTTTTTCTTGCTTTCTATAACTTTCAATCAACTTATCGTTTTCTGATTTAGCTGTTTCTTTGATAATAGGACGTGTTAGTATGTTTTCAATTAGGGTTATTTTAGAGTTGAAAACGTCTTTAATATCATAATTGGTTGATTTCTTAGATTCAAATATTTTATATATTGATGCTAATACTTTATAGTTAGATACTGGAGAAGATAAGAATTGTTCTAATTCAAACTTTGCTCCAATCTCTTTAATAAGATTATACTTTTCTTTTGATAATTTTTTATCATCTAATCTTGCATGTGCTTCTGCAATTGTATCTACAAATTTTTCAGCACGTGTTTCGGTGTTATACTTTTCTTTTAATAATAAATCGTATAAACGAAGTTCTTTATTCAACTCCGTAGAAGGGCCAAAAAATTCTTTTAATATTTTTTTAGCGTTCTCTGTTTTGTCTCCATTTAGAACCTCCAATGTTATTTGCTTTACCAAAAGTTCAAATAACACTCCAGTATTCTTAAACTTGGAATGTTTAATTTTCTTCATTACTTCCCTAATTTTTACATATATGCGTAAACTAACACATATAAATATAACTTTCTTTTAGTTTATTAAAATTTTCCTTCGTCTATGATATTATTATCATCTAAAAAGTTGCTTTTTTCTTTTTTTTCAGCTAAAAACTTCTTTTTTGATGCCATCCCGTTGATAAATTCTTTACGAATTTTTGATGGGTTAATAGATATACGAGTTTCTCTTTTTCTTTCTGCTTCGTTTTCTTTGTTACCTAATGGGTCTCTACCTAATGGATGTTTATCTTTTCCATAAGTATTTCCTTCTCTTGGTCTGCCACCTTTATCATTATCATTTATCTCCTGTTTCATTTTTTCAATCTCCTCCTCTACATTTGTTTGTTGTGGTGGATTAGCAGGGTCTTGTCCTTGCTGTTCAATTGAATTGAAACGGAATCTATCTTTAAGGTCTAATACCAATCTAGTTCTTTCCTCTTGAATTTCTTCTTTACTGAATCCAAATATATTGTGATACATCCAATCAGTTGAAATCATATTAGATTGCTTCATATCTGATGCTAATTTAATTTTTTCACTCCATAAATTTACTTTCTCTTGCTCATATATTGTAGAAGCATTTGTTAATGATAATTCAAAATTTAACATTTCTGCATCATCAATACCTTGCCCTGCTAAGTGTACAATTGCCACTTTAGTTAATTCACTAACTATTGTTTTTTGTATTCTTTCAATAGTTCTAGCAAAACGAACATCCTGAGCTGCTAATGTAGCTTTACCATTAACATCTTCTTCATAACCCAAAAATGCTTTAGGAACTTTAAGTGATGCGAATAATTTAGCTTTTAAATAATTGATATCATCTATTGCTGCGTATTCTAAACCTGCTAAGTTATCAATTGAAGTACCACTATCACCACCTCTAACAGGTAAGAAGAAATCTTCAGTAAGGTTTTGAATATTATATTTTAAATTGTAATCTCCTGTATTTTGGTCAACAAATGGAGTTTTCTTCATTTTGTTGATAATCTTTTGCATGTAGTTATCAACTTCGTTTGGTGGTATATTACCAATATCTATTTTGAAAATTCTCTTTTCAGGTGCTCTCATAATACGATGGATTAACATCGCATCTTCCATTAAACATATTTGTTTCCAAACTCTTCTACTACCTTCAATCATTGCTTTACCATAAGGTAAGAAGTTTGTATCTGATAATAAACGGAAATGAGCCATCTCATAGTTTTCATATTCTTTCTTTCCAGTAGTATCTAATTCAACTTTAAATTTAACATAGTTAGGATTATCAGGGTCAGTACCTTCCAATCTTTCAGTATTGTAGCAAGAATAAGGAACTACATTTATGATACCTTTTTCAGGCTCAATCTCTAATGCTAAAAAGAAATCTCCGTATTTACAAAGATTTCTAACCCATGGCCATAAATTAAATTCAACATTAATAACATCATAGAATAAATTTTCTAATAATGCTTTTACTTTATCACTTGAAGAACGAATGTGAAGAACATCACCATATTCGTTTTTAGTTGTACTCTCATCTGCGTATATATCCAATGCTGCTGAAATAATTGGGTCATTATCCATAGCATCATAATCTCTAAACAATTCTCTACGAACTTGGTGATATGCCATTGATTGTGCACCACCCTGCTGTTCATAAAATGACCTTTGTAACTTAGTATATCTATCTCTTAGATTTACGAAGTTTGTGTTTCTTTGTCTATATTCAGTATCTACTACTTTTGTTCTTCCCTTATTATCATATCTAACGATACTAGAGGATGAGAATAATTTTTTAAGTCTACCAAAAAAACTTCTATCTTCGCTATTTTGTTCTTGTTCTGCCATAATTTATTTTACCATTTTCTACAACTCCAGTAGTTTGCTTTTGTTCTAGGACCTGGATTATCACAATGCATCCTTGCTCTAAAACTCTTTCTTCTTTCCGGGTTGCCCTTTTTGATTACCATTCCTTTTTGTCCAAAGTTTACCTTAATAACTTTACCTGTTTTAGGGTTCTTAACATATACTTTAAACTTCTTAACATCTCCTTGCATTGGTTTACCCAATTTCACTTCTCTACCCTGATACTCTGCCTCAAATACACAAGGACAATTTGCTTCGGTTAATTCACTTTGATATGTTTTTAAAAAGTTTATGAAATCATCCATATCCTCCTGTTCAACATCCAATTCATCATAATCATCAAAAGGATTGTCTTGTGGTTGTTCTCCTTTTTTATATAATTGGTTAACAACATCCTCTTTTATTATTTCTCTTATTATTTTTTTAAATTGTTCTTTGTTCATATAATAATTTTTGATATGACAATAAATATGACAATTTATCAAAACATTACAACCACTCCGTCAAATCCATATAACCATCACCAGTTTTCATTTTCCAAGGGTCATTATCCAATGAACTATTGCCACCATATACTCCTGAAAAACTATTATTTTGTGTAATTCCACCCAAAGCTTGTTTAGTTAAATCGATACCTTGCTGTCTTAATCTAAGTGCTGTATCTCTAACCCACAATCCAATTGATAATGACATTGTCAAGTCATCATTATATCCTTTCATTGCCTCTGCTCTACCACCATGCCAAATAAAAGTAAACAATTCATCAATCAAACGAGATGAACGAATCGTAATTGATTTTTCTTTGAAATATTCTTCTAATTTAGAAATGATAAGAGGTCTAGTTCTTTGAGTAGTTGAGAAACCAGCTACTAAACCCCTCTCCTGTGCTCTATATTTGTTTGTCATTTGGTTTTCAACATCTACATACTTTAAATCCGTACTCATATAAAATAGGTTCTTATAGTTCCTATCGATGACTTGTTGAATAGCTGCCCAACCAATATTTGCATTCTCTATTACAAGCAATGCATCATTATATTCCGTTGCAACACTAACTAAGAAATTTCCAAAATCTTTAGTATCCATCTTACCTTTGTATTCTGCAACTTGAATTGCGTTTTGAATATCTATGACATGAAATGCAGAAAAGTCAGCACTATCACCTCTGGCCACATCGGCAACTACCATATAAGATTTTGTATAATCAGGATATTCCCATCTCCAAAGATTATGGTCTACACCATCTTTAATAATTGGTTCCTGAACATAAGAATCTTTATAGAACATTAATAATTCCGGGTCTATTACATTATCTCCAGAAGAAACGAAGTCACAATCACATTCTTGAGCTGCTCCTTTCTTTCCTAATAATTCTTCCTGTAAATCTCTCCACTTTTGGTCTCTTTCAGGGTGTACCGTCCAATGCAATCTAATTGTATTGAATGGATTTCTACTTTCCTCTGCTCCCATCCAAGTTTGGTGAAACCAGTTACCCACACCATTAGGAGTAGAAAGTGCAATACAACTACCACCCGTTGATAAGGTAGATTGTGCAGATGTCCAAATCTCATCAATATCATCAATGAAAGCGGCCTCATCAAATATCAATAATGATAAGGATTCCGAACGTCCTGCATCAGGTGAAGATGCAATTGCTTTAATTTGAGAACCATTATTTAAACGAAGTGAAAGTTTGTTATCTTCCATACTTCCGTTTTTTAACCAAGTTGGTAGTAATTCATGCATTACCCTTACTTTGGTTACTAAGTTCTTTGCAACCTCTTGTTTAGTTGCAATTACCAATATATTAAAATCAGAATTGAATATCATTTTCCATAATGAAAATCCAGCAGATAATGTTGAGATACCTGTTTGTCTTGATTTTAATACTATGTTAAATCTATTATTCTTAAATTGAATTAATGTACTTTCTTGAAATGGAAATAATTGGAAAGGTATCTTTCCTCTTACAGGGTGCTGAATCATACAATACTTCTTCATAAAGTGTATTGGGTCAGTAGCGCACTTCTTATATTCCTCTGCAATAATTTCCTTTAAAGTCTTTTTTTGTGTTATGCCTGTACTCATAAGTTTACATCTTGTAAAAGTTCGTAGTTTTTATCTTTCAACAAACTCCACGCTTCATCTCTAATTTTAGTTGCAACTTCTATTTCGTTTTCCAAACTAAGAATTTCTGCCATAATTTCATTCTTAACTTCTTCAACATCTTTTTCCAAAACCCACTTTTCTATTCTACCATCCGCATGAACAAAATCATATTCTTGTTTTGCTTCATCATATGCTTGCTTAAATTTTGCAACCATATCTTTACCATTAGCAACTGCGTTATTACAAACTTTAAAACTTTCATAATAATCCCACATTCCATCTTGTTTTATGATTGCTTCTCTATTTGCCAAACATGCAGTACAATATCCTGTTTTACTAATAAATCTTTTATCGGTAGGTCCCCATTTTTGTCTACCTTGTCTTTCACAATCAGATGCTTTACAGGTATTTAATTTATCTAAGTATGCTCTTACATCCTGAAATGTTTCAGTTGCTTCAGATGTTTTGATTATACCAAATTCGGTTTTTTCATTAATCATACCATCTGCATCTACCCACTTATCACCAATCTTTCTATTATTCTTTTTTGCTGCAGAATCTGCATCGGAAAATCCTATGAAAGTATCTTTTTCATATTCTCCACCTGTTAAAACCATATCTACCAACTTTCTACGAGTTGGATGCATGAATTTTTTGTTAAAATCTTTAGCCATACTATATACGATATATTTGTATATATAAGTATATCAAAATAAAACAAAACGAAATAAATTTGCTGATTATCTTTTTATAGATTGCTTCAACATAGAATCTGCACTCTTTCTTACTTTGGATGATTTATCATATCTCAAAGCACTTTTTAATTTAATCATTCTACCAGTATCAGGGTTTTTGATTTTTTTATCTAAAACTTTACTTGGTAAATTTTTAATTTGCGGTGGTGTAGATGTTTTTTGTTTTTTAGTATTAGTTCCTTTTGGTTCAGAAGCTTTTTTAACTTTTTCTGATTTTTTAGTTGTTAGAACTATTTTAGAAAATACATCCTTATCAAATTTAGGATATATTTGTTGGAATATTTTTCTCTTTTCAGCTGTACTAATAGTATCACTACCAAATGTTGCTCTTAATTGAGTTCCACTAATATTTTTACCATTAACTTTTAATTGCATTTCAGGTGCTACAATGTAGTACCCTTCATGTTCATATCCTTTCTTTTTAGTATCAGGAACTTTATTATAGTTTTTAAAGTATTTACCACCTTGCTCCAATCGTTCTGCATCTTTTTGGGATACCGCAGTTACATACTTTGTATTTTTAGGTAATTTATCTAAAATTTCAGTAGGTGCATATGGATTTTTAACTGTAACTACTTTACTTGAAGGTATTCCAAACATAGTAGTTATTATATTTTTCTTATCTTTAAAATTAAATGGAGATTTAATATCATCTTGTGCATTTGAAGATGCTATATAAACATTATCTTTACCAAACTTATCAACCAATGCTTTATAGATACTATAATGTCCTGCATGGAATGGTTGAAAACGTCCGCTGAATATTGCTACTTCATTTTTAGGTTTTTTAGCAGTATCGGTTTCTTTTCCCGTAGTTTCTTTCTTTTTTGGTTTATCAAATTTAAAAGTTCCGTTAATTTGATTTATAGGTGCAAATGCTCCTGTAAATTTGTAAGGTTTACCATTATACTGAAATACAATACCTTCCGATGGAACTAATTTATCTATACCAATAGAATTTAATCTTTTTAATTCGTTTTGTAGTTTTGCAATCTTATCAGTATCTTTACTATCTCTAATACCTTTAATAGATGCCAATGTTTCTTTCTTTAATGCAATTCCAGCTTTTGGATTGTTTGATGATAAGAAATTTGTTACTCTTTTCAATACATCTGCCCCTGAATTTAAAAATGTCATTTCAATTGGGTTAATCATTTTCTTTTGTGATTTTACCAATTGATTATTTTCAAAGTTTTTAAACCATTCTTTTTTCTTTTCATCAGTAAAAGATTTACTACCAAATGTTTTATCACCATCTGCAAATCTTTTAATCAATCCGTTCTTTTCTTCTTTTGAAAATTGCAAACCTTGCTTATCTAATTCTCTACTCCACCATGCCCTTCTATAATCCTCTAATTTAGATTTATCATTTAAACCAAATTCTTTAGCTGCTTTATCTAATTCAGAATTATATTTTTTTGCTTTTTGTGCATACTCTTTTGCTTCTGCATCATTGAATACTATTTCTCTAGGACCTTCAATACCAAATGTTTTTTGTCTATCTGCTCCTACTTTTTGAATAGCCTGTGCAAATGTTTTAGCATCTTCCGTTGAACGACCTATTTGTTCACCATCTTTATTGTATTCAATAGTTCCGTGCATTACCAAAACATTCTTACCATAAGGTATTACATTTTGAGTTTCTGGAAGTATTATTTCCAAACTCATAAACTTAGAACCATTACCAAACATTTTCTTAACTTGTTCCGGAGATAATTTCTTAACTGCTGCTTGTAAATCCTCAGCTGAATTTGTAAATGCTTTTTCAATTCCACCTCTTCCGGCAAATTGTTGTGCAATTCCTTTTACATCTAATGCATTTTGTCCTGCATTTCTAACATGTCCTTTATTTCTACCAAATCTAATTTTACTATCTTTAATAGTAAATGCGATATTTTGTCCATCCAATTTTTCACTAACAGGTGCTTCTTTATCCAATCCACCAACAAGACCTCTTTTAATCATTTCTTTCATATCACCAAAAGTCAAATCTTCATCTTCAAATGGATGTGCTAAGTGTCCTGCTGCTCCACCTTCAGTCAATAAACTTTCAGATACTACTGGTTGGTTATCATGTCCGCATTTATGACAAATGTATTTATCAGTTCCACCATCTTCTAATTTCCAATTCCATCCACACTTATCACAAGTTACTTCATCACCATCAACTATTTCTTTAATTGAATTTTTTTTTATTTTAGATGATTTTTTTAAAAAATCTTCAGGTTTAGTAATTTTTCTATTAGGATGTTCGTGGTCCCATGGTCCATTTTCGTTTCCATGATTATTGATTGGTAATTTTTTATTTTGTATATTTTTATATTCATCACTTTCGTGATTCATCATTTCCCAATCTTTTAATTTACCAATATACGGGTCTTTTTTTCTAAATTCATCCCAACTGGCATTATTATCTGAGTGTATTCCGGATGTATCATAATTAGCTCCAAAACTTATTTCAGTCAAGTCAGCTTCTTCTAATCCAGCATTATTTAATTTGCGATAATAATTTAAATCCTCTTCAATGTGGTCTTTTGCAATAAGTGTTGCAACTTTTAAATTATCAGTATGTTCAGTTTCGTGTTTTGCACCCTCTTTTATCTTACTCTTAACATCATCAATAGTTGTTTTATGCTTATCAGCTATTTGTTGAATTGTTAATCTATCAGGTCTATCTCTATGCATTAAAGATACGGCTGGGTCATTTCCTATATGGTCTATCTCCATAGGATGAACACCACCTAAACCTTCATTTTTAACATGCGGTGTAGATGGTGTTAATTCTTTCTCTTCTCTTAATATTGATTCTACTAGAAAATTTGTTAATCCTTTCATTACGATATTTTACTTATACCATAATAAATATATAGGATTAGTCTTTTACAACTTTCATTTGCTGATTTGGATTTCCTCCAGCTTGTTGTTGTTCAGCTAATTGTCTTCTTGTTGGAGCACCTGGTTGATACTGCATTGTTCCATCCTGTGGATTGTATCTACCTTGAGGATATTTTTCATCCAATGCTTCAAACATATCTCTTAATTGTGCATTAATTGCTTTGAAATCATCCTCTGCTCTTTCGCTGAATTCATCCAATCTCATTAACTCATCACTTAATTCTTTTCTTCTAACATACATTTGTCCGAATTCCATAATTAATTGTTGAGCTCTTTGGTTTAACTCTTCGATTGAACTTCTAGTTTCTTCATCCAATTTTACACTTGCAATTTCAATTGATTGCGTTTGTGGGATGTTATCTAACTCTGCCATAAATTATTGTTTTTTAATTGTTTATATATAAATATATTGTTTTTTTATTTTTTACAATATTTTTTCTATGTTTTTAATCACACTGTATGATGATATTGATTTTGTACATTCGAATTGTCTATCCGTTCCTTTATGGTCAGGACACCAATTCCAATCACCAGGGTCTAATCTTAATCTATTAAAACATCCTTCACATTTACCTTTTGGTGATGTAATTCTTATACAATCTTGCATCTCTGCCCAATCATAAGAAAACCCACTTATCAATACCGTTGGAACATTCAATGCCCAACTTAACCAACTCAATCCACTACCAATTCCAATAAATGCTTTTGATTTTAACATTTCATCCATAACACTTTCTAATGGGCCGTTTGGATGCTGAACTATACCTGTTGGTAATTTATTTCCCATATAATCATCACCTTCTTTTGAAAGTAATTTGACTGTATATCCTTTATCATTTAACCAATCCACTACATCTTGCCATCCTGTTGGGTTGTTCCAAAATTTAGATTGTGCAGTTCCAAATATTGCTATTGTTACTTGCTTTGAATTTGGGTCGTATTGTATTCCTCTATTTTTTAATTTTGGTTTTACTTCTACATAATCCAATCCTAAAATATCCGAACACATTTTTTGCATTGTTTGCGTTTTTGGGTCTATTGGATTTTTAAATAAATTTATACTATTATCTTCATTGTAATATAATCCAATTCCATACATTGCGTATAAACCCTGAACATTTGTTCCAGGATTTACAAATTCCAATTCAGGATAATTTTCCTCAAACATATGATTCATAAAAGTTGAAACTACAACTTTACAATTATGTTTTTTTCTAAATTCATCTGCGTAGGGAAACCAAGCCATACTATCACCCAATGCTTTTGAATCTAATGCAATATAAATTCTTTTACCTTCAATATCAAATTTATGTTCATGGAATAATTTTCCACCTTCGTAAATTTTAATATCCCAATCAATAAAATATTCATAACTACATCTACACCACATATTATTTTTAATAGTTGATGTATAAACTAATGTTTTAGTTTTACTATTCCAAAATTCAATTCTATATTCACCCGGAGTATTTCCTTTAACTTCTACAAAAGGTCCTTTAACAAAATGAATTATCACTTTATTTTTAATCTCTCTTATATTATTTTTATTTTTCTTTAAATTATTGTAAATCATTAACTCCAAGTTTTAACTGTTAAATCTAATAAGGAATATCCTTCTGCCTGCTTACTATACATTTTGTTTGTAGTATATCTTGGTTTTGGATGGTTGTAAAATACATGATTAAACCAAAGGTCACCAACATCCCACTCACAATCTGCTATTCTATCTAACCACCATTGTTTGTTTCTATTTGGAATTAAATAAGCATGTGCTAAATCCTGATTGTGTGCTGTCTTAGTAAACATATCATCTATTTTTGTTTTACTCATAGATGGGTTATCTGCCAAACCAATATAATATGCATCATCTCTTTCCGATATAAAACAAGCTTTGTGAACCATATTTACAAACTCTTCCAATCCAGTATAAATGAAAGCATCTGCTTCAAATATCAATGTATAATCGTAGTTATCAGTATCAATCATTTCCAATGCTCCTCTATGTGCTAAATAACATCCATAGTGTCTACCTGTAATCCATCCTAACCCATTTCCTATTGCGCCTGGCATATTATCTTTACTAATATGCTCTGGTCTTCTACAATGTTCAGCAGGTGCAAATCCTTCATATACTTTGTTTACAACAGGTTTGTAATCAATACCATATTTTTGTAATTGTTTTAAAGAAGCCTGTGATACCATTTCTCTAGGGTCATTTGGTCTAGTCATTAAATGAATAGCCTGAATACGTGGTTTATTTCTTAACCAACTCCAAATACTTTGTTCAACTTGTCCATAAAAAAATTCCTCTACTGCTCTTGTCAAACCTGTAAAATGTTCAGTTCCAAAATCATCACCACTAATAACTCCACCTGGTTTTATTTTCTTATACCAAATATTCATATCATCTTTAACATCTTCATAAGAATGCCCACCATCTATCATCATAAAATCAATAGAACAATTTGGAAAATTATTTGCAGCGTTCTTTGATGTATCTTTTATATAATCAATTGATGCATAGTTTCCTGATATCATTGTATTATCTATGAACTCATAGAATATATCTCCGTTAAAAGTTCCAACAATATTTTGGTGTAATTTTTCATCAACCGTTCCTTTCCAAGTATCAATTGATGTTAAATTTATTTTTTTACCAGATTTTCTAATTGCCGATGCTAAGTAGTTTGTTGATTTACCAAACCATGCACCCAACTCAACAAATATTGCTCCATCAAATCCAGTTGATACCATTCTATCATAAACATTTTGATAAGAAAACCAACCAGGTATTTCATTAAACTCAGGTTGTAATGTTTCTAATAAAACTCTTTTTGTTTTATTCAAATCACTATCTATATAAGTTACCAATGGATTATTATCATAGGTATCTAAAAATGTATATAGTCTTCTAAATAAACATGGTAGTTTATATGAAAGAGCTTCTTTAATTGATAATGGATTTAATTCTAAAACAGAACTAAAATAGAAAAGGTCAGATGCTGCGTAAAAAGTATCAACATCATCTCTTTCGCCCCAAACAATACAATTTTTTGGTTTGTTATTCATCAAAGGGCCCCAATAACTTTCAAAGTTCATGGCCTGATTTCCTACAAAATGGAATTTGATTTTATACTTTTCTAATTGTCTTGCTATTGCAAATATCTCACCTTGATTTTTTCCTTCCGAAAATAAACCAACATTTAATACATGCTTCCAATCACTTTCAAATCCTAATTGTTTTTGAGCTGCTTTTTTATCAAATGTATAATCTTCAATTGGATATTGCCAAAGGTCTAATTCAACTCCTAAATCTACATCTGCAAATCTTTGTTTACTCCACTCCGATACTAAAACATATCTATCAGGTTGGTAAGTTATTTCTTCAGGATTTGTAAATGAACCATGTGTAGTTGCAACAATAAAATATTTTCTATCTTTAACAAATATTTTATCCAATACATCAGTTGGTAAATCAAATTCAGGAATTTCCTGAAAGTGTATAATATCAGGTTGAACTTTTTTAATTACATCCAATATTTTTTCTCTTTCGGAATGTAATTCATGTAAAGGTACTAATGCTTTAATTCTATTCTTTTGAACAACATAAGCATTACCACCACTATTATTTATTTCACAAACTTCAATATCAAAATCATTTAAAAAATGTTTGATTTGTTTGTAAGTATATTGTGGTTGTCCACCTGTTGATAAGTGCGGACATACATATAACAATTTCTTTTTACTCATAGTTGTAACAAATATACGAAACTTTTTTTAAACTACCAAATTTATTCTGCAACCTCAAAAGTTACATTACCAGACTTCATATCGATTTCACCTTTTGGATATTGTGATTCTAATCCTTTTAATGTTTCATCTAAAGATTTTACAACCTCATCATAAGCTGCTTCGATAGAACCCTTAACTGTATTAAGTCTATCCTCTTCAATTTTCACATCTCTTAATCTAATGTGTACTTGTCCTAAATCAGAAACTAATGTTGCTGCTTTTGTTTGAAACTCAGTCAATTTATCTAAAATTGATTGGTCTAATTTTTCAGTTTTTACTGCCATTTTATTTATTTTTAAATTTATTTTCTCTTAACCAAATTACTGCAATCCATTTAACTCCTGTTTTAACAGGAAGGCCTGCATGTAAACTATCATAATCTAAAGTGCCATCATCATTCATATTTTTCCACATCAACATTCTACCCATCTTAGGTGTTACTTTTATTCTTTTTTTAGGGAAATCAGTTTCACCACCTGTATAATTGTGATTTAAATAAAACAAATAACTTGCTGTTCTTTGTCCTGCTCTTCCCATAGTAGTTTCATAATAATCACTATTTGGATGAAAAAAATCGTGATGTTCCTTATACTCCCCACCTACATTATATTTTACAATATGAATTTCTTCTTGATTTTCAATTGGTAATCCACTATCTTTTGAAATATATTCTTTTATTTTATTTGTCAATTCACTTTCTTCATACAACCAACTATTATCAGCGGTTCTATAACCTGCTATATTTTGTCCTAATGTTGCAGCTGCTTGTAATTGTGCAGAACCACTTGCTATAAGTTCTTGACATTCTTGTTCGGATAATATATTATCAACAATCTTAATCATATATATAAATATATACTTTTTAGACTAACGCAGATTTTGTTCCGTTAAATTTTAAAATTTTCCAATATTCAAAAGATGCGGTTTCTTCTTTTATATTGAGATTATCGTTGTATGGTAATTTTTTAATATAATTCCATTTATAGAATAATTCATTTTGCATATTGTGTTGTACACCTGCATTATGAAATATAGAATATCTTTCAAATTCTTCTTTTGTTGATGTTGCCCAACTGAATTCCAAATCAGTATGTGTTAGTGTTTCTTTACCCAATTTCCAACCATTCCAAAGTAATGCCCACATATCCGCACACCATATTTGTAATTCATGATAGTTTGGATTTTCTTTTGTTTTTTGATTATTAATTTTTGTTATTTCGGTAAAAAGTAATTCAGAATCATTTTCTACATTTTCCCAAAATTTACTATCTACACCTTTTAAAATATATTGTGCACCTATTGAATTTTTATCATTTTGTTTTACAATATCCAAATCAATATTTATCAATTCACACATTTTATTTATTATATCATCACCTTTGGATTTTATATAATCATATGATATGTAAGAATAACAATCAGAACCATACCATTTATCATCATTTAAAAATTCTTCCCAATTTATTGGTTTTGTTAAAATTATATCACAATCAAAATAAAAAATTGCTCTTCTACTTAATTGTTTATTTGCTTCAAAATGTTGTTTTAAAATATTAGGTCTTATAGATGATATATATTGTTTATTTTTTCGGGTATCATCATAAAAGAAAAAATGTACTCTTTTATATTTTTTTTCTAATTTGTAAAAACTTTCATGAATAATTCCATTTACTTTGGAACATAATATATGTACATTAGAAAGATTAACACCATTTCGCATGAAACTATCTAACATAATTTCAACTTGCCAAGCATAATATTGTGATGCCGGCTGAACACAAATATAATTCATTACCATAAACTAATTACAAAAACATATTTTTCCCTTCATAACATAACTATTTATACAATCCGTTTTTATTGAATTTTTGTAAATATAAACCTCACATTCATCAATATTTAAAGTTCCAACATTTGTATCAATCGTAGTATCATTTCCATAATATCCATATGTTTTTAAATCAGATTTACAATCATAATAATCTACATATATTGTACCATCATCGGATATTTCTAAATCATATGAATTTACTACTAATATTATATAACGATTTTCCATAGTTTAATATTAAGCACAATAACAAGCTGATGAGCTCCAAGTATAACTTACTGGTTGATTTGGTGATGAATAAGCAACCCCATCATATTTGGTATAATAAGTACCACTATCAACAATACACAATGGTGCACCTGCACCAGTTAATACTTGAATACTAATTACCGGTCCTCCATATACATTACAATCCTCATAATCATAATAATCGTATGAGTATGATGGTGGTGGTGACGGCGGTGGTGGTGGTGAACATGAACTATCCCCACAACCTAAAATTGCTGTTGCGCTATCTAAATCATACGCATATGAGCCCGCAGTTGAATCGCCTATTATATGCCCACAAACATAACTACCAAAACTAAAATATGCAGGAGAGTAATCTATTACAGTAGAACTTCTAACAGTATCAGTTCCTCCCGTACAATAACTTATTACATACCAAAAATAACTTGGTGTAGGTGGGGGTGGTGTTGGTGGTGGAGTAGGCGATGGTGTTGGTGAACCTCCACATATACAAGAAAAATATTCAGTTCCAAATGCAGCATCTCCATCAGGTGTAGATGATGTTGTAGTAACAACATACCAACAATTAGTACCATCCATACTACCAACTACTGTTGGTGCATATATTGAATAATATGAACCAATAACAGGAGTTACATCCGTTGCATTAAGTATATATAACGTTCCACTAGGACTTCCACCACTACACATTTGAACTTGATAATACACAGGTGTTGGTGGAGGAGGGGTTGGCGGCGTTGGAGTAGGCGTCGGGGTTGGCGGCGTTGGTGTTGGTGCCGGAGTTGGTGCCGGAGTTGGTGCCGGAGTTGGTGCCGGAGTTGGTGCCGGAGTTGGTGCCGGA